CGCCCCGAGCACGTCGACCTGATCACAAGCGCCGCCCTGCTCCGTCAGGCCGCAGACGCCGCGGCGAACGCCACCGACCCGGATACCCTCCTCGAGCATTATGCCCGACTGTCCGAGCAGCGCAAGGCCACCAAGCGCGAGAAGGACACCGGCGAATGGTTCGACCTCGACGCCCTCGACGCCTTCAACCCGCTCGACGACCCGACCGTGCTCGTCGGCAAGGCCCGCCGCTGGCTGTGCCAAGGTTACGCGGTGAGCATCGTCGGCTTCTCCGGCACCGGCAAGTCCTCCCTGATGATGCAGATCGCGACCTCGTGGGCCCTGGGGCAATCGACCTTCGGCCTGACTCCCGTCCGTCCGCTCAGGACGCTCATCCTCCAAGCTGAGAACGACGGCGGCGATGTCGCCGAGGCTTGGCAGGGCTCGACGTGCAAGATGACCGAGAGCGAGAAGACCAGGCTCAAGCAGAACATCGCCATCGTCCGCGACACGAAGCACATCGGCACGGCCTTCCCGGCCTTCCTCGAGAACCTCATCGTCAAGCACGGCGCCGAGGTCGTCTGGATTGACCCTCTGCTCGCCTACGCCGGCTTCGACATCGCCGACCAGTCCCTTACGACCGACTGGCTTCGCACGCAAGTCGACCCTGTCCTCAAGCGAACCAAGTGCGCCATGATCTACATGCACCACACGACCAAGCCGAAGTCGGCCGACGACCTGGACACCATGACGCCTTCTCAGCTCGCATACCTCGGTGCAGGATCCGCCGAGTGGGTAAACTATTCAAGAGACGCGGGGTTCCTTTACCGCACCAAGGGAGAGCCCGCCCGGTACAAGTTCGGCTTCTCCAAGCGCGCCTCCCGCTGCGGCCTTCAGGACATGGACGGCAACTGGGCGAAGTCCGGCTTCGTCTACCTTCAACACTCCCCCGAGGCCAAGGTGCTCCGCTGGGAATACGCCCCGACCGCTGGCTCCGACCCCGCCCCCCAGCGTACCGATTACGGCCACGCTAAGGGGTCTAGGAGCCGTCCTGACTCCATGTAAGGGGTAGGACACCCCTGACCGCCTAAATGACCCTCCAGACCTCTAATCATGACCTCGTCGCTAGGGTATGCAAGTCCGTCTACCCTAGGGTAGTTATTTATACTTCTACCCCCTATGCTGGCGCACGGGGGAAGATAAATAATATTCAGGCCGCACCTTCCCGAGTTAACGCACCATGCCCCGGAAACTGACCCCTGCCCAATTGTCCTACCTTGCCCTCAAGCGCAAGATCTCCGAGCGCCGCAAGTGGCTCTGGAAGCACAAGCGCAAGACCATGGAGAAGGGCCGCGTCAAGGCGACCGTCAGGGCGACCGAAGTCCGCCAGGACGTAAACACCTACCTCCTCGACACCGTCAGGACTTGGCCGGCAACCCTGACACCCGCGCAGCTCGAAGCATACCTCCTAGGCCTTCCCTATCACCGCAAGGGAAAGAAGCGCCGCATGAGACGAGACTCCCTGATCCGCCGGCTCCGCCTCCTCGGCCTCATCGATTACGTCCCGAGGACTAACACCTGGCACAACCTTTGCACATTGCCCCCGTCAAAACCTTCAGCACCGTCCGAGATGAATGACCAAGGCCCGACTGAATGACCTGACCGCTCCGGCGGAAGAGGCGCGGTCGTTTGATGCTTGGTTCTTCTCTCAGCCCAAGAAGGTGCAGGAGAAGATGCGCAACTCCGGCGTGCTGCCTTACCGCGAGATGGTGCAGTCTCGGCACGTCTTCAAGGTGAAGGACGAACACACGGCATGGATGAACACCGGCAACGATGAGCACGTCGAGGTCGATGCCTTCATCAGTCGAGACCTAGTGGCCGTGATGCTCAAGGCCTTCATCGATGCCCTGGCTATGTCGGATAATTTTTATTTCCGCCGGCATACGGAACTCATCAGATGGGCGCTCAGTCTTCCCGGCTGTCTGTCCTCCCGCATGATCGCACGGATGTATGGCAAGTCGCATGAGGCCATGCGCAAGCGTGCCAGGGCGATACAGTTGTCAGTCAACTCCGACGCCCACGGCCTGTTCCCTCACTGCAACTCGAAGCGGGATAAGATGCGCGTGACGTTTACCACCCCTCATATACGCTCATAATAAATGATTGACCCTCGTTTACATATGAAAGCGTTCAATCGTATCCGCGTCGGCACGTCCGCCAACCCCCCTAAGGAATCTCTTTTGGGCGGTTTTCCGCCGCGTTGGACGACACCTGCCCCTCTTTTTTACGAGGGGAAACGAAGGTTTTGACAAAAACAGCAAACGGGGGAACTCCAGCACTCGGCCATGACGCGTAAACTCAGCAACCTCGAGATCGGCACGGCCTTGAACATCACGCCGCAGCGCGTGAGCGTGCTCAAACGCGAAGGTCTTCCCACTGAGAGCATCGAAGCCGCCCTGGCATGGCGGGCTCAACGCGAGGAGCAGCGCAAGGCGAAGGCGCCGAAGGCCGCGCCGGCGCAGCTCGACGACGGCACGCTCTCCGACACGATCGCGGAACACCGGGCGCTCGTCGGTCGGGCCCGCGGCGTCTGGCTTGCGTCGATGGAGGGCGGAGATCCTAACCAGGGCAAGTACCAGACCGCGTACAACCAGAGCCTGAAGACGCTCGTCGCCCTCGAGGAAGAGCAAGAGCGCCGGCTCATCCTGGCTAAGGACTACATCGCCGCGAAGGAAGCGACGGAGGCCATGCGTCAGCTGATGGGCGAAGTCGTCAACCGCCTCGACAAGCTAGCCCTCGACGTGGCCGAAGGGTGCAACCCAGAGAATCCTGCGAAGGCCGTGAAGGCCCTCGAGACTTGGGTACGCAAGACGAAGGCCGACCTCTCCGCCAATGACGAAGCGTAAGCCCAAGCCCAGGCGCAAGCCGATGCCGAAGCCGTCGCGCCCGTTCAAGCGCAAGCCCAAGAAGTGGTCTGAGTTATCCGACGAGCTGTATCGTCTCCTGAAGGAGGCAGGGCTCTATGAATAAGACCGACCTTCTCCGCGTAGGCCGTGACGTGCTCAAGCCGTCCGACTCCGGCGACGTGGTCGAGTGGCTCGAGGAGAACGTGCTCGCCATCCCTGACTCGCCGATGCCCGGGCCGTTCCGCTCCGAGCGCACGCCGTGGATCGCGGAGGCCTTGCGCATCGCGGCCGACCCTGAGACGCGGATGCTCACCGTGCTCGCCAGCATCCAGTCGGGCAAGTCCCTCTTCGCCCGCTTGCTGACGTGCCATATCATCGCCAACGCCCCAGGCCCGACGGCAGTCTTTCAATCTACGGACGCCGAGGCCAAGGACTTCGCCCTTCGCTACATGCGGCCCGTCTGGAACAACTGCCCGCCGGTGAAGGCCCGCATCTCGGTCGACGACATGGATCGCTCGACGACTACGGACTTCGACCGCATGACGCTCTACTGTCGCGGCCTGTGGAACGAGGCGAACCTTCAGCGCCTGTCCCTGCGTTACACCATCGCCGACGAATGCTGGATGGCACCGCCCGGGCACCTTGCCGAACTGAGCGCACGCGTGACGGCGTTCGGCTGGATGGGCAAACGCATCTTCATGTCCCAGGGCGGACGGGCAGGGCAGGAGTTCCATCAGCTGCACGAGTCCACCGATCAACGTGACTGGAACTTTCGGTGCCCCAAATGCGATACGCTCCAGCCCTACCTATGGGAGCAAGTCCGCTTTCCCGACGACGCCAAATTAACCGGCTCTTGGGATTTGCAGAAGGTCAGCACCGGCACGACGTACGAGTGCGCCTCATGCCAGGAGCGACTGCCCGACAATAATGCAACGCGACTTGAGGCTAATCGGCGTGGTGCGTTTGTGGCCACGGCATCGTCGGCCAACTCCGGGCACATCGGCCTACATTGGAACAGCCTTGCCTCCATGAGCTGGGGCGAGCTGGCCGTAATGATGCTAAAGAGTAAGGAAGAGTACGACGTCTACGGCAGTGAACAAGGGAGGATGCAGTTCAAGATGAAGAGGCTCGCTATGCCTTGGGCCGAGGAGGGCGGGGAGATCGTGAACATCGCCCAGGCTGCGAACTACAACATGACCGACGACTGGGAAGGGGAGTCAGTGATCACGCCGAAGGGCAGGGTCGTCGACCGCGAGGGAGCACCCGAAGGCTCGTTCCCGTTCCGCACGGCCGGCGTGGACGTGCAGCGCGGCCACTTCTTTTGCGCCATCCGCCGGTGGAGTCGCACCGGGCATAGCCGCCTCAAGGCCTTCGCCAAGATTGACACATGGAACGACGTCGAGGCCTTCATAAAAAAGCACGGCGTCCATCAGGCCCTGGTATGCGTGGACTCAGGAGACGCCGCGACCGACGTATATCGACAGACCGCCATGCGTGGCTGGAAGTGTGCGAAGGGGTCGGGCAACGAAGACTTCAGCGTGACGGCCAAGGACGGGAAGCAGACCCGCCGATTCTACTCCGATAAACAGGCTATCATGGTGCCCGGTCTTCAGGCGCGGGCCGTCCTGATCGTCTGGTCGAACCTCGCCGGCAAAGACCTCCTGCACGGCCTACGCTCTCGGAAAGTATTCACCTACTCCCTCGACGCTGGCCAGGACTACGTCGACCAGATGAATGCCGAAGTCCGCGTGAAGGACAGGCGCACGGGGAAGCCCCAGTGGCTGCTCCCTCAGGGCAAGAAGGATAACCATGCTTTCGACTGCGAGCTGCTCGGCCTCCTGGCTGCCGTCCGTTGGGGCATCGTCGGGAAGGAAACAACCGAAACCGACTTGCCTTCCGCGTGAACCCGGGGACACTTCACCTAAGCGGCGGCGCCGATAGTTGCGGGAAGAAGAGCTCGTGGCGTGGATATGGGCGTCGCCGCCCCCTCCGTTGCCAATTACCGCAAGATTAAATGGCACAAGGTATCTTCATCGGCCTGACGGAATGCGAGCTTCTTGACCTCAAGGCGAAGGCCCTTCAGCTCATCATGGACGGAAAGACCCTTATGTCTTACTCCGACTCCGGCTCTTCGGCGACGAAGCAGTTCGCCCTGCCTCCGAAGGAGATGCTTAACGAAGCGATGTTCGCCCTGAGCCGTCTGGATCCGGGCAAGTATGGTCGCCGCTCGACGATGGTTTACACCCGATGGGATAACCGTTACGAATAATTATGGCCCCCCGCAAGAAAGACCAGAAGCCCGCCAAGTCTTCCGCAAGGAAGAAGTCGACGACCGCGCCTCAGGCCGCGTCAAGTGGGGCCACGTTCAACAATCAATACAGCGGAAACCAGTGGGGCAGCACCGTCCAGACCTACGCCCGCCGCGTCATCTACGCTCCGCAGCCGGACGACATGCGCCGCGACCTCTCGCCCTGGGATCGCAACGAGATGGTCAAGAAGTGCCGCTGGGCCGAGCGCGAGTCCCCGCTCTTCCGCCAGATCCTGAATGACATCTGCATCTACGTCGTCGGCGACGGCATCAAGCCGCAGTCCCACGCCGAAGACCCGGTCATCGCTCGCCTTCACGAAGAGTACTTCGCCCGCGAGTCCAAGCGCATCGACGTCTCCGGCAAGTCCTTCTACCAGTGCCAGGGCGTGCTCATGCGCTCGGCCTTCCGCGACGGCGACGCCTTCGGTCTTAAGGTCGTCAACGGCGACCGCGCCCAAATTCAAATCGTCGAGGCCCACCGAGTGGGAGACCCTACGGACGCCGACACCCCTGCGGATTGCTGGGACGGCATCGGCTTCGGCAAGTATAACGAGCCGATTTACTACTCTGTCTATCAAGCCGACGGCTCCTCCCGCAAGGTCGAGGCTCAGTCCGTCATGCACATCATGGACACCGAGACCGCTTCAGGCTCTCGCGGCGTCCCGGTGCTTCAGTCCTCGCTCAACAGCATCCAGGACGTGAAGGAAATCCTCGAGCTCGAGCGTCGGGCCGTGAAGGACAACGGAGACGTGACCCGAGTCATCAAGAAGGGCTCTGGCTTCCTCGACGACGACGCGGCCTCCGAGATCTCGTCGAACCATAACTCCGCTGAGATCATCGCAAGCCAGATGGGCGGCAAGGCCATCGTGCTCGAG